GCGCGTGCCCGGCAGCGACCCAGCGGGAGTAGGCGATGTCCCGCTCGTTGGCGGTGGCGAAGATGCCGGGAACGTGGCCGTCCAGGTTGTCCCGGACGAGCGCGGTCATCATCGCTTCGATGTCGTACGGGTCGCCGTTCTCGGGGACCGGGAAGCCGCCAAGGGGAGTGGAGTAGGACACGGGCGGCTCCTAGCTGATGGGCGGGGTGCCGCCGAGGCGACAGAGGATGACGGGGTCGGAGGCGATGAGCACGACAAGCACCTGGTCGCCGACGATGTAGCTGCTGACGTCGCGGTTGTAGGCGGCGGGGAACTCGGTGCCGTTCCATGCGACGGTGACCAGCGGCCGACCGTCTGCAGCGGCGCCCGCATCGACGGCGACGACCTCGGCCTGAAACCCGGTGATCCCGTTCGGCGCTGCGGCCTGGGACTCGCGGACGATCTGGCGGACGGCGTCGACCCAGACATCGGCCAGGTTCACGGCGCCTCCGTGTCACGTCGCGGTTTAAGATTGAGGCGAGCTCGTGGGCGTCGACCCCCGAGGGCCTGCGGAGTAGACCGAGACGTCAGTCGCTCGCGGTGGGCACTAAGCCGACGCCCCCGTGGTACGGGTGACGATCTGCTGCACGCCGTCCGGGGTCAGCGGGATCGTCACGGAGTCCACGATGTGCCGCTCGACCAGCCGCGCCGCCGTCTTCGGATCGGTGGGCAGCCGGACCGCGATCGTGTCCCCAGGCTCCAGGCCAGGGTTCACCGCCGCCGTCAGCGACAACTGGCGGGACAGGCCGTTCATCTTCCGCAGCAGCGCCGTCGCGATGATGTACGCCTCAGCCGCGCCCCGCGTCAACGACGTCGAGTACCGATGCACCCGAACGCCGAACGGACCCGCCGATACCGGCGAGTTGACAGGGTCAAGCCCCGCGAACGTGTAGGACAGCGGGTTGTTGTCCCACACGATCTGCGGCTCGACCGGGTCGCCACCGTCAGCGCCGCTACCGGTCACCACGACCACGTTGCGCGTGTTCTGCACCGACTGGTCACGGTCGGCAGACAGCAGAACCGCGGACTCGCTGTCGGCGTCCACCGTCCACACCGCATCCCCCAGCGTGGGGATCGGCCGGACCACGGCGTCACCCTCGGCGCTGAACGCGAGCTCCGCACCGAGCGCGGACAGCATCTCCTCGATGGCACCGGCGCGGCTGGTCTCCCACACCTTCGACCCGATCGCCCAGATGGGCAGCGCCGGGTCGAGGACGACCGACAGGGATGGGATGGCGCCGGTCAGGAACGCCGACAGCTGGTCGATGATCCGCGTGCCCAGCACCGACGACGCCGGGGTGAGGAACTCGGCGGCCTGGATCCGCGTCCACGCGTCCCCACCGGACAGGGTCAGCGTCCCGTCGGGGGAGTAGCCGAGTCGCTGCGTCTCGATCTCCATGCGACCGAGCGGGACCATCGTCGTGGACCCGTCCGGGTAGCGGATGCCCCGGTACGGGCGCAGCTCCGCGATCGGTGACAGCAGCCGTAGCAGCGTGTCCGACGCCTCGACGGTGACGTTGATCTGCCGGCGCACCTTCGCGTTGGCGTCCAGCTTCACCTCGCCACCGAGGACGACCAGCCCGAAGGGGAACCCGTTGGCGGCGGTGTCGAGGCGCTGCCCGTCGCGCCAGGCTTCGACGCGGACGACGGTCTTGTGGGGGTGTCGCAGGGCGGCCGACATCTGCGCGTCAACCTCGGGGCGCACTAGTCCTCCCCGTTGAACGCATCCGCGAACGTTGCGTGCGCGACCTTGGCCGCCTGGTACGTGTTGTGCGCGACCGCCTCGTCGGCGTACGTCCGACCACCACCGCCGGGGTTCTCGCCGCCACCGCCGGGATCCCAGCCACCATCAGGGTCGGGACCGGTCGAGATGCCCGTGCCGGGGATCGGCGCCGACGTCACCAGGAACGGAAGCCGCCAGTCCCGCTCCACATCCTCACCGATGTCAGTGAGGCGAACTTCCTCCGCGTCCCCGACCGACACGTAGCAGGTTGGGAACAACAGCCCCGTGTCCCGCGGGATGTTCAGCAGCAGCACCGAGTCATCCGCAAGCAACGTGTCCAGCGCGGACAACTCCTGCGACGTCGCCGTCTGCACGATCATCGACGACTCGTGAGACGGCCGAACACCGCCACTCACCACCAGCGGCAGCCGACGACCCAACGGACGGAGCGTCGTCCGCGTCGTCCCCCGCGTGCGCGACTGAAAACTCCCCGCCCGCAACACCAACGGCACCGAGCGCGCCGGAAACCCGACATGCACCAGCCACGGGTCGTCCGCCGACACTTGGATGGGCTGCGACGCCGCCAGCAGACCACCAGACGCGGCATCGACCGCCTGGTAGGTGACCCACTCACCGTACGGCGCCCAGTAGTCCACCAGCGTCGCCGTGCCGCCAGACACCGGCACTGGCTGACCGTTGGTCGTATGCACATCCGACATCGCCGACCCGACGTACCGCCGGAAGCGGACCGCAGGCCAGGCTTGCCCGTTCGTCAACGTCAGCCGAACCGACGGCGGCCACGTGTCCGGCTGAGCAACGGCGGACAACGACAGAGGCCCGGCAGAAACCGGCGGCGGCGAAATCGCCTCCGCATAGAAAGCGGTCCCGCCGAGCGACGAATGAACCGAAGCGAACACGCTGCGGACGATCGCCGTCTTGTGCGCAACGACGGGATCACTGACAGCGAACCCCTGATAGGTCGCCCCCACCACGTTGCTGATCTGCTGACAGTGCGTCTCCGCAAAGTCCTCGCGGACGTTCGTCCGAGCGTAATCGGTGACATACCCCGCCGGGCGCAACCCCGAAAAAGCGGGCTTCTGCGGATACGGGTACGGGTTGAGGCTGGCGAATGTCGCCTTGAGCGAGTCGTTCCAGATCGGGGAAGAGTCCTCGATGCAGTGCGCAAACTCGTGATTCACGATGTTCCGCGTGACGATCACGTCGATCGTCACGTCGACGTACATGGCCTGCTCATTGCCGAGCCACAAGCCGGCGGCGGGAATGTTGTCGACAGGATCTTGGATGAAGAGCGAGCCAGTGAGTCGGATCAGCGCAAGATCGCTTGCAAGGACCGCCTCGGGCGGGTACTTGGCGAACTCTTCAACAGTCGCCGCCGCTGCTGCCCTGGCGGTAACGATGTCGCTTTCCGCAACCCCGGTCCACAAGATGCCGGCGCCGTTGTCTCCGGTCGCCGGGAACTCGATGTCGAGTCCGTAAGCAGTGCCGAACGAAGCGAGCGCCGCATCCATCTGCGCCAGCGTGCTCGCTGCCGACAGCGCGGCAATTGTCGACGCAGTGTCCCAGTAACGGACACCATTCGGGGTCCACACCTTTGCCATCAGCGGACCCCGGCGCGAGCAGTGGAAGCCACCAGACCTCCGACACTCGCCAGCCGACCGTCGATCCGAGCCTCCAGCCCGTCACCCAAGTCGAGCGTCCCCGTGATGACCATGCCGTCCAGGTCCGGCGCCGCCACGGTCACAGCGCCCCCTCCAGACATCCCCGACCACTCGCGGCCGGTCAGAACCCGCTCGTTCTCGCCGGTTCCGTTGTAGGCCAACGTCAGCCCCGGTCGCAGCCAGCCGCCCGTGTCGAACGTGTCCACGTGGACGTGGTCGCGGTGGTTCTGCGTGGGCGACCCGCGATCGGCCATGCCCTTGAATGGGCCACCGTTGCTGCTGATCGACTGCTGCCAGATCACGTTCTCCGCGCGGAACTTCCTGTGCGCGTAGCCATAGGCGAAGTCGTTCGCGATCTGCCACCCGAGCCCGAGATTGGTGGTCATGATGTCGATGGCCTTGCCCATCGCGTGATCGGACTTGACGTTGGTCCCCGCGATGTTCCGGTTCGCGTAACCGCCAATGTTCCGCACGCCGTACGTGTCCATCGTGTACTGCCGGGCCGCCGCCATGATGGGAAGCAGCCCGTTCGACGAGCCACCCGACGCGCTCTGCGCGGGCTCGCTGATCGCCGTGAAGTACGACTGGAGGCCGCGCAAGATGTCGGAGAACGACGTCGCCGCACCTGCCGTGGAGGCGTCGACCGGCACGGGGAATCGGCCGGCTGGGGTCGGCGAAATGGGCCCGCCCTCAGCGAACTGAGCCATCCGACCACTGTTCACCGCGTCGAGAAAAGCCAGTCCGTACTTGCTGACCGAAGCGGCCTTGATGACGTACTCACCGTTGGACAGCCACGCCGGGATGGAGTCTGACGTCGGGCCCCCTGGCCCGTAGATAACGCCGCCCTGTGCGCGACCCGCGCGGTTGGCGAACTGGGTTGCCTCGTTGGAGACCGAGACGCCGAGCTGAATACGGCGACCCGACGCGGAGATGACGAAGTTGTCGATGTCCCGCTGCGCCTGTGAGGTGTCCGCCGTGATCGTTGTGTTCCGGGAGGCGGGGATGCCGAGGATCTGGTCAGCCAGTCCCTCGGCAGCCTCACGGTTGATGCCCATCTGCCCGGCGGTGCGGATGAAGTCCTCGCGGAGCCGGGCATCTGCGGCGCGGACGTCGTCGGTGCTCTTGCCCTGCTGAATCATGGTAGCGATCAGCTGGTTTCCGGAATCGCGGACCTCAAGCAGAATTTCACTAGCCGCCCGGCCGGATTCGGACTGGAGATCGAGGTTGCCGGCACCGTCGAGCACGGTGCCGTTCATGCCTTCCAGCGCGCCGTTTGCGTCGGCGATGGCCTCCTGCAACTCGGCCTCGACCTGGATCATGGACACGTTGGCGCCGGTGAGGACGTCCAGGGACAGCTTGTAGTCGTCGACCGCCTGTTGCGCCTCGTCGACCGTTTCGCGGGTCTCTTCAATCTGCTGCGCGAAGAGCTCCTGGCCGCTCATGGAAGCGGCAGTGGCCGCGTCGAGCTCTTCCTGCGCTACCGCCTGCTGACCTGTCCAGTACGCCAGCCGCTCCTGGGCGATACGGACCTCTTCGGAGTTGGCGCCATACTCACCGAGGCGCCACGACAGGGTGCTCGTCCACTCGGCGACCTTCGCGGTCGCCTGCTCCAGCGGCGACAGAGACTCCCAGAACTCATGCGCGGCGGTCGCGGCGGCGTCAAGCGCCTCGCTCACGTCGCCGTTGCGGAACTCCTCGCGCATGAACCACGGCGCCGACGATGGGTCCGACTGGGCCGCCTCAAGCATGGCGAACTGGCCAGCGGCCTTCTCCGCCGCTGCTCCACCCTGAGCCAGCGCGTCATGCCACGACGAGTAGAGCGCAGTGTTCCGCTCAATGTTCCGGTCGGACTCCTCCAGTGCGCTGATCAGAAGACCCACGCCGGCGCCGACGATTGGGAGGGCGGCGCTGAATCCGCCGAGAGCTCGCCCTGCCCTGCTGAACCCGCTGTCGACGCCCCCGAGGTGTCGACCGAGGTCCTGCATCCCGCGACTGACACTGCCCAGCCCGGAACCAGCGACCGACAGGGCGGCGAAGCCAGTAACGAGTGCGGGCAGCATCGGACCGATCGCCCCGACGAGGTCTCGGACCACCCCGAGCGCATCGGCAATCATCGGCAGCACGTCGGCGGCCAGCTCGGCACCCTGCCCAAGCAGCTCACCAAGGATGGGCATGAGTTCGGCAAAGATGTCGCCGAGAGCCGCGAACGCCTCTCCCGCCGCGGGAGCGTGCTGCGACAGCTGCGCGAAGAAGTCGCCCGTCGCTTGGCCGATCGACTCGAGGAATGTGCCGAGTCCCTCAATCACCGGCCCACCGCTGCGGACCGCCTCGACCAGGCCAGGTAGCGCCCGCTCGGCGGCGTTGGTGACCGACCGCGAGAAGTCCTCGATCTGCGGACCCAGCGCGGCGAACGCCTCGCGAAGGTAGGGGCGCATCCGGTCGAAGGAGTCGCCGATCCCAGCGGCAACCCGCTCAAAGACGGGGATGAGCCCGGCAGCGTCCTCCTGGGCGCCAGCCTTGACTTTCTCCCACATTGTGCTGAAAGCGGCCTGGACCTGCGGCGACTGCGCGGCAATCGCAGCCGCCAGGCCACCCATGAGCACCGTGCCGCCCGCGAGCACCGCCGGAGCACCAGCAGCGAGAGCTCCGCTGATGCCAGCGACGATCAGCGGCGAGTTGCGGATGAGCCCGCCGCGGATTCCCTGTGCGAGAACCCCACTGGAGCGCTCCCCAGCGAGTCGCATCGACGTCCGGCCGGCGGGAGAGTCGACGCCCTGCGCGATACCGGCACCGAACTGGACCCCGGCCTGTTGGCCCGCCTTGCCGACATCGCCGGACAGTGCATGGGTGGCTGCGGCAGCCTTCGCCAACCCGGACGTGTAGTCCGAGATGTCGGCTCGCAGCTTGACGGAGACGGTGCGGTCAGCCACCAGCCGTCCCCCTAGTCAGTATCCAGTCCGGCGTCGATCGGAGGTTCGTGTCCAGGACGAAACCGGGCCGACAACTGCACGGCCTGCTTCGTCGCGTCGTGCTTGTTCTTCCAGTCGTCCGACTCGCGGAACAGCGCCAGGCGGTACGTTGCCTGGCACGTCTCCTGCGCCACCTCGTAGTCGGTGAACTGACTGCCCTTCCCACGGCACCATGACTTGGGGTAGCCGCACGTCGGGCAGGTGTCAGCCTCCTCGAGTGCCAGCGCGACGGCCTTCGCCGTGTCGCTCGGCAGGAACACCGGCTCGCCCAAGCCCAGCACCCGGCCCGTGAACACCGAGTGCGACGTGCCGTGTGCGCGCGCCTGCTCTACTTCGGTGCGGAAGTTGAGATCAACGCGGAGGCGCGCACGGAGAAAGGGACCGATTCCTTCTTCGCCGACGCATCCCACGCCGCAGAAGTGAGGGTGTCCCAATCGGCGTGGGCCAGGGACTTCCGCAGCTCGGACGCTTCCTCAGCAGTCATTGCTGGCTCAACCGCAGACAGCGACACCAGCTTGGGGCTGGCCGCCGCGAAGTTCCACGCCTCCCGCTTGCCCTCGCGGGCCGGGAACTCCTCCATCAGCTGGTCGAGCACGAAATCCGACAGCCCACGAAAGCGGAACTCCTGCATCGCCTTGGCAATGTCCGCCTCGACAGCCTGGATGCGCTCAGCGACCTGGCGGGCCTCCGCGCTGCCCGCCATCTTGCCGATCGACTCGCGCTGCACACGCTCCAACTCAGCGGACAGCGCTTCGTGCTCGCCACGCAGCTCGCCGTCCAGACAGATCGAGACGACCTTGGTGCGAGGCTTGGCCCGCTTGAGGATTTCCTCAATAGAAGCCATCAGGCCCCAGCCGAGACGGTTGCAAAGTCGCCGAACGCCTTGGGCGACGCGGTGATCGTCATGCCCACCTCAACGGCCTGGAGGGTGTCCGGCGCGGGGCTGTCCGGGTTCGGCTGCTTGAGCTGAACCGGGTAGACCTCGACCTTCTGCGACGCCGCCCACGCAGTCTCGGCGAGCAGGTCGCGGCGCACCACGAGGTAGCCGGTGGCCCGGTAGACCAGGGCCTCCTCGACGGCCTGAGCCTCCGTGTCGGACTCCGGTCCGCGGACGTACTTGACCATCACGCCGGAGAAGGAGCGTCGGCCGACGATGGCGGTGGAGAACGTCGAGCACAGCTTCGAGTTGTCGACCTCGCCAGTGTCCGAGGGCGTGGCGAGACCGTCCGGCAGCAGGCGGCACTCAAGATCCACGCCAGCGTTCAGCTCGGCGACCGTGGGAGCCGCAATGTCGACAATCGTCGGAACGAACGCCACCTTGATGAAGCCGTCGAAACCGAGGTCAGCCATGTCACTTGTCCTTGCTGGTGGAGGTGGCGGCCTTGGCGGTCTTGACGACCTCGTAGCCCTGGTTCTCGAAGAACGGCACGGCGTTCTTCCCGACGACGCGCTCCCCGTGCTGGGGATGCGTGATGGTCACGGTCTCGGCCACGACGGGCCCCTTTCTGGGCAGGGAAACAGCCGCACCGGGGCCCGGAGCGGTGGAGTAGTGGATTTCGGAGCCGGGATGACGGACGATGCGCGGATGACAACTCAGGACGGGCAGTTCACCGAGGAGCAGTACGCGCAGGCGTTCCGCGAGTTCCACGCCGGACACATTGAGCGGCAGACGTCAGCGCTGGAGACCATTCGGGCGCTGCTCGGCGTGCTGGTGCTGATCGTCGTCGTCGGCGGGATCCTGGGGGCGGTCGCGTTCACGCAGGGCTAGTGCGGATGCGCCACTCGTCGATCTGAATGAACAGCGTCGGATCGGCGTCGTCCTCGCGGGACATCGGCGCCCCGTACTCGTGCGTCGGCATCAGTATCAGGCGACCGCCGAGCACCTGCCTGCGTAGCCCCAGCACCGCAGCTCGCACCTTGCGGATGGCAATGCGGACCGCCTCGGGAGACAGGCCGGCGCACTGAAACGAGCAGTAGAGCTCCCAGCCATCGCGGGACGCCAACGACCGGTCGGTGACCGTGCCGGCATCGAAGAACGCCACCACGTACGGCTTGGATCCGACGTTCGCGGGCTTCTTGCCGTCGCCGAACGCAACACCGCCAGTTGTCACAGCGGAGCCGATAGCAGCCACGACGGGATGCGAGTCCACCACCTGGACGGTCACTCGAGCGCCTTCTCTGCCGCGTCAGCGAGCGCCTCAACGAACTTTGGCTCCTCGGTCTCCAACGCACGGCGCAGGTCATGGTGAGGCGGGGAGTGGTCCCGGCCGCCGCCGAACTCCAGCAGCGTGCCCAGATTTGCTTGGCCTTCGCCGAGATACTCCACGGCGCCGTAGAGCGTCAGGCCCTGCTGGTGGATCTCGTCATAGCCGATGGTCTTCGGTGCGAGCGCCGCCGACCGGCCGGACGATGCCTGCGCGTTCCGTCGGGCGTCGTTCTTGACGTTCAACAGGCCGCGCTTGATCACCTGCACCGTCTGCTTGGGCATCGTATTGCCGCCAGCATTGAGCAGGTGACGAGCGAACTCGTCAGGCGAGTAGGTGGGCATCAGGACACCTCCTGGCACAGCAGTCGACGGGCGGTGACGCTTCCCCGGGCGACCTTCTGCACCTCGACAGTGATCCCGACGAGTTCGGCGTCCTCGGGGTAATCGGTCACCGTGACCCGATGGCCCTCGATGACGCCCGTCGCATCGAACGGCAGGCCAAACAGGTAGTCGTAAACGAACGTCTCCGCGCCGCCGATGTCCGATGAGCGCGCCTGAGCGTCGTTCGGGCGCACGTAGCAGGGCCCGGACCACACGACGGCCGGGGACGTGGTGACCTCGCCAGTCTGCGGGTCGGTGACCTGTTCGCCGGTGCCGAACACCGTGCAGGTACCCGTCATTCGCGTGCGGACGAACGCCCGTCCACGAGCAAGTGCGCTACCTGCGCTCATACCGCTGAGCCAGAGACTTGAGCTTGATCGACCGGACCCGCGAACCGCTGGCCTCCGGGTCGAGCGAGGTCAGGTCCGATCGCTCCTCGGCCGTCAGATAGACGCCCGCAGCCCCGGTCGCGGTAGGGCGCCGGTAGCCGTAGTCGTCCACATTCTCCGCGGCGTACCCGTTCGGGTTGCGGAAGGCGCGGGCCACCACCTCGAGCGCGATGCCCTTGGCGACGTCTGAGGCGTCCGCGATGGCCTGCGGCACGACGGCGTAGATGCGCCCCTGCGCCAGCGTCCGCAGCAGCGCGGTCGTGGCCGGGGTGATGCCCTCGACGCCCGGGTAGGAGGCCAGCTCTTCGTCGGTGAACAACATGGCTGGCCTCCTACCGTCGGGTCACTTGATGCGGCTGCCGTCGGTCTCGGGCGTGGTCTTGCCCGAGGTCACGCCCTTGAGCGTGTAGTTCTCCCGAGGGGTCTCGTCGGGGGTCTCCCCGAAGTAGCCCTTGTCCTCGGCCTTGTCGAACTTGGCCTGCACCTCATCGGCACCGACCTCAGCAGCGGCCTTCTTCTCGTCCTTCGCGATCGCCATAGCGGATGTCCTCCCAGATCAGTGGAACGTCGTCGGAGTCGGGCAGCAGGGCTGCCCAGTTGGTGCGCGTCTGCGTCGCAGGCGCCTCGCTGACGGGGGCCAGGTCCAGGAAGCCTTGGCGCGCGTTGGCGATCTGCGGTTGGTCGCAGCCCCGCCCCCGCCAGCGGATCATCAGGAGGCCGGCGAACGCAGGACGGCGAACGGCGAGCGGGTGCTGGCGTTCGTGTTCTGGAGGTTCAGCGGGTTGGCGACCGCGTAACCGGCGCGGAAGACGAGGCGAAGAGCGACCATGTCCTGCTGCGGCAGGTTGTACTGGATGTTGCCGTCGCCGTCAGTGATGACGCCCTGATCGAGCAGCTTGTAGGTCATGTCCTGACGGACGCCAACCACGAGCTGCGAGAAGTCGCCGACGAGGAGCTCGGCCGCGTTGACGCCGGTCGGCCACAGGCCCGCGAGCGAGCCGGGGTACTGGATGACCGGGACGTCGGCGGGCAGAGGGAGGACCTGGCCGGTGGTGTCCCGGACGGTGCGAAGGCGACCGCGGACGGCGATGGAGCCGATGGCACCGGTCGGCATGTAGCCGTCCATCTCCAGCGCGCCGACCGTGTCCAGGATGTCCTGGTGGAACCCGCCAGCCGCGGCGTTGTTCGTGCCCCGAGCGACCATGTTGCCCGCAGCGACAGCCTTGCCAACGAGGTTGCCTTCGGTGGCCCAGGTGGTCGGCGCATTGGTGCCGAAGATGACGGCCGCGTCGAGGACCCGAACGACGGCGGTCTCCATCAGCGGGCGGATCGCGGCGAAGACGTCGAAGTTGGCGTCGTCCAGCACGGCCTCGGGGATCGGCACGATGGTGGCGATCTCTTCGACGTACAGGTACTTGTTAGCCCAGGCGGCCTCGGTGGTCTGCTTAAGGCCGGTGTCGCCGGAGACGAAGTAGGCCGTGGGCAGCGCCGACAGGATCGGGAACCGAACCGCGTTGGACGCGAGCGGGATGTTATTGCCCAGCGCCAGAACGGCCGACTGCTCACCGATGGTGGTCAGCATCTGCGTGCTGATCTGCTCCGGGACCAGCGCGGCGACATTCGCCCGCGTGACGAGATTGTTGTACGGCATGGGGGACCTCCGTTAGGGGGTGGGTTGAGCAGCGGTCCCCGCCATGCCGACGGGTGCTGCGACTACGCCCGGCCGGCGGCCTGGCGGATGAGCTGGGTCATCGACGCCCCCGGGGCGGTCGACTGCCGGGTGCCACCGTCGAAAGACGGAGGAACCCGGGCGCCTGCATTGGCCTCGGGGATGAGGCGCTGCACGGCGGCGGCGAGGGCCTTGGAGTCGGGCTCGCCGTCCTCGCCGATGTAGCGGGCGAGGTTGAGGTCGTCGAGGATCGCCGCGGTGTCGTAGCCGGGGTTGCGCTTGGCGGCCTCGGCGATGAACTCGGCGCGGGCCAGGCGCTGGGCGTACTCGGTGCGGACGGCCATGCGGCCCCGCTCCTCAGCCTCGGCAACGGCCCGTTCGGACTCGCTCATGGCGGCCTTGCGCGCCTTCTCGACCTCGGCGGCAGCGGCCTTGTTCTCCTTGGCGCGCTGCTCCCACTTGCGAGCCTCGGCCTTCCAGTCCGTCGTGTCGGCGGCCTGGTCGGTGGTGTCCTCGGTCGGCTGTGCAGCCGCCTCGGAGGCAGGGTCGGGCGTCGGTTCGGTCATGCGATGTGCTCCCATGCGGGATGCCCCGGTGCCGTGCGGCGGCGGGGTGGTCTATTCGGCGATGCCGGCGGCGCGCAGGGCCGCGAGGGCATCGACACGGCTGGTGAGGCGGTCGAACAGGTCGTGGATCGAGGTGCCGGCCGGAGGAAGATCGGTCGGCGTCCCCCACGAGGCGCGCTTGGCGGCTTCCTCGTCAGAATTGCGCTGCTCGGTCAGCCGGGCCCGCCAGCGATCCCGGGACTCGTTGAGCACCTTGGACATCGACGCACCCTCGTCGAGGCGCTGCCGCTGCGCTTTAGTCAGGTCGGTAATGAGCCCACGCTTGTAAAGCTCGCGCGGGTCAGCCTGGAAAGCCTCTGGGTTGGCGACGATCACTGGCAGGGCGAAGCAATCACACTGAGGATGCCGCGCGAAGTCCGCGTTCCACGAATAGGTGCGACCAGCGAGCACCGCACACCGAGAGCAGCAGGGCGGGTTGACGATTCGCACCCATCGCGCCTTCTCCCGGACCATGATCTCCGCTGCGACGGCATCGCGCGCAGCATCGGTGGCGATTGTCTGCAACGCCTGCTCGAGCCATCTCTGACCCTGCGCGAGAGCGTCCCCGCCATCCCAACCGCGAGCGACATACATCTTGGAGACCCGCACAGAGCCCTCCAGCAGGCTCCCGAGGTCTCGACCATCCGAGGCCACCCCCGCGAACGCCTGGGGGCGGACAGCGGCAAGTGGCTCGTCGGGCTGGTCGGTCTCGGCAAGCACCGCTGGCACGTACTGCGTGGCCGCCGTAGCCGCCGCCAACTGCGCGCCAGCCGTGAACGCCACCATCTGCGGACCTACGCTGCGCTGCCACGAGCCGTCGAAGTCTGCCGGGCGCATCCCGCGCCACAGCCGACGACCGGCCGTCAGTAGCAGCAGCTGGAACCGCTGCATGGTCGTGTAGAACTCCTGTGCCGCAGCAGGAACCGCAGCAGCGGCGACGAGCTCAGGCGCTGGCGACGTCACTGGTCAGCCCAGCGGCAGCCTGGAACTGGCGGGCGATCTGCGAAGCGACCGGGTCGAGAGTGTCCGCCCGGCCCTCCATCTCCTTGATGGCCGTCTCCGAGATGCCCACGAACTCCCGAGCCGCCCGCAGGTCGCGGATGCCCGAGTGGAGCTGCTTGACCGCGGCGTCCGTCGTCTCACCCTCGGTGCGGAACTCGGGATTGCGCCACATGGACTCCATGCGAGCGTCCGGCGCAGGCAGACCAGCGGCCTTACGGGCGAGCATCATCGTCCCCACCGCGCCACCACCAAACGGGCGCATCCGCTGACGGCACTTGGCGACCAGCCCCGACTCCGACGCCTTGAGCGTTTCGCCGTTCACGTTGCTCATCTCGCCCAGTAGGTACTGGGCCGGCGTGCGCGTGCGGGACGCAATGTCCTTGACGTCCTCACGCTTGGCCGCCGAGTACGGGTCCAGCGGGGCCGCGGTCATCTGCCACCACTTGGTCTCGACCACGTCGGTGGTGACCATGCGGTCGCGGCCGATCTCGACCTCGTCGCCGTCGTCGGGGAAGCCCGAGGCGAACACGGCCGGGAACGCGCCGAAGTCCTGCGTCATCAGCCGGTCGGCCAGCGTCTTGTTGATGCGGTCCTGATTGTCGATGACGTCCGCGATCTCCGAGACGCCGCCGGTCATCAGCCGCGGGTTGTTCGGGAGCTCGGTGAGTGCGACCTCGCCGAGCGGGTTGACCGCCGGCCAAGACTCACCACGCACGAGGCGCTGACGCCACTCGACCTTCGCCGCGTCATACGGGCCCTTCGGCAGCGACGCCTCGAACTTGAACAGCCACGCGCCGAGGTCCAGCGTGGCGCACAGCAGGCCCGTCCAGTCGTCCACCCACAGCTTGAGCCCAGCGGCCTTGCGGCGGCGGTTGGAGCCCGGCTGGTAGGCCACGATCGCCTGCGAAGCGTGCTCGATGAACACGTCGGGGGTGTCGGTGCCGTTGGGCTGCACCAGCGTGTAGGACGTGCCGCCGATCAGTGCCTCGAGGATGGCCTTGTCGAAGTCCTCGTCGAGGTTGTTGGCCTTCCAGATGCGCCACGTGTCCTCGTCGGACCCGTCCGCGCCGTCCAGCCGGAAACCCTCCAGCGCGAGCCGCTCGGCGGTGGCGTCCACAACCAGGCCCATGAGGTTCGCCCGCGACATCGCCAAGATGCGCCGGAACTCGCCGCGAGCACGCTCCGGCAACCACGGCAGGGGATGGTCCCCGCTGTAGTAGTCGTCGTACAGGACCAAGTCGGGCAGCCGGTTGACGATCTCCGCGTGCAGGCGCCGCAGCCACCATTCGGGCGACTGGATCTGCGCCGCCGCGAACTGGTTGACCAGCGGGCCATTGGGGACGACCACCAGCGGCTGGGTCACAGGACGCCTTCCGGTGCCAGCACGGCCCAGCGCGACGCCACCAGCGTCATGTCACCGAGCAACGGGTGCCGCGCCTCCTGCACCCGAACCTCCGGGTGACGGTCCGTGCGGAGCTTGGCGCCCACCTCGGCACACTTGGCGTCCGCGCCCTCGCGCATCCGCTCGTACAGCGCCGCGGTTGGGTCGTCCAGTCGAGCAAGTTCGCGCACCGGGACCTCGAGGAGGACATCGACGAACGCATCGCGCACGAGGGCCTCCTAACCGCTACGGACGCGCCCGGAGACGCGAGTCAATGTCTTCTTCTGCTCCGGTAGTCGGGACTCCAGCCCCCACAGGGCGAAAGTCGCCGACACCAGCGGCGTGATGTCCGTGGATGAGTCTTTGCGGTGCCACACCCACGCGCCGGAGTCACCCACGGGGCGCTTGCGGCCCGCCGACAGCGCCGTGTTCAGCCGCGGATCGTCAAGGTGGCGCAGCTTGTCGTCCACCGCGTAGTCGTAGAACATGCCGCACGCCTGCTGAACGTCTCGCTGGGTCATCAGGATCGGCTCGAGCCCGGCCTTCTGGAGATCCGGAATCAGTACGCCAGCCGGTGAGCCCGGGTCGATGGCGACACCGAGGGCGTCCCACTTTGCGACCCGCTCAGCCAGCCAGGGGACGATCCACGCCGTGCCGCGGCGGCTTTCGGCGACCTCAACATGGCGTCGACCGTCTGATCGCAACCCGGCGACCGAGATGGACCCACGATCGCGCAACGGAGCGATGTCCGGGCAGAACATCACCGACGACGACGCCTGCGACAACCGATCAGAACGCTTA